CCATGCGTTTGAAATCTTTGTCAAATATATCTAGTCCTTCACGAGTAAGAACATGATCATACATTTTATCAAAGACCTTTATAGGAAGTGTGCAAACCTTTGCACCGTAAAGGAAACAACGAGATACATGATGTACATCTCTCAAACTAGCAGCAAGAACTTTTGTTTCAATTGCTTGTGTGCAATATAAATCTGCAATACCACGAACTAATTCTACACCACTAAATGAGTTGTCATTGAGACGACCTACAAATGGTGAGATGTAAGTTGCTCCTGCTATTCCTGCAAGTGCTGCTTGTGCTACTGAGAAACAAAGAGTGACATTAGTTTTAACACCAACCTCACTGAAATACTTACATGCTTTCAATCCTTCCTTTGTCATTGGTAACTTGATTGTTACTGCTTCACTGATGTCACGAAACTTTGCAGCATCATCTATCATCTCTGCTGCTGTATTACCATTGACCTCTGCAGATATACTCTCCATCTCAGGATACTCTTCTGCAATCTGTGTTATTAATTCTAGGTAGTTTATCCCTTGATTTGCTACAAGAGTTGGATTAGTTGTCACACCAGCAATCAATCCAGAATCATACCGTTGTTCTATTGCTGATAGATCAGCAGTGTCTAGAAATATTTGCATTTACATTATGTTGTTGATTTTATTATAAGTTGGTTTGAATCTGTTGTCAAGTTATCTCTCTTCAAAATAGAGTTTCCTGACACGACGTTGCCTTCTTGCTTCTTGATACTCCAAGTCTTTTTTAGAGAACAAGCTTTTCTTTTTTCTTTTTGTATCTGAATCTAATAGTGTTACTAATGATAGATCGTTTGCAGATACTGTTTCTCCATGTAGTGATGTCATATTAGAACAACCACAACATGTTAACTTTGTATTGTGTGATGATAATTCTACACCACAATTTAAACACTTGACGCTAATCATCTTCTTCAAAGTAATCTTTTCTATAATATCTTCCTAAAATATTGTTGTTGTAATAGGCAGGAGATCCATCATCTAATTTTTCTGCCAAGACATTATGTAAAAATAATTGCTTAGTCTCTTCGTAGTTTACTCTTCCAAGAGTTCTGTGGAGGGAGAGGATTTCTCTTTTGAAAGTATTCTTGCCATCTCTTCTAATGTCTTGTTTAAGTTCGTCAGAACTTCCGTAATACTGCTTCCAGTTTGACTCGCTTGTAACTCTCCGCTTTCCTCCTTTTGGTTTTCGCTTCTGCACGAAGTACTTTCTTCCAATGTAGGACTTGCTGTTGGTGGTATTGGTGATGCGATAGACGAACCCATAGTTGTCACCGATGTCATCAGAATTAAAGATGCCACCTTTGTAAATCCAAGGGTTGGTATACTCTGCCACTTTTTCATAATGTTCTCCTAGTATTTATGGTTCGTCAAACAAGACCTCTGTCATGTATCTCTCTGCCCATTCTTTACCAAAATAGTTTATTAATATGTTTTTAGTCTTATCGTTTTTCATTTGATGCTGACAGTAATCTATCTGACCAAAGTATCTGTGCTCTGATCTAGAACTATCTCTACTTGCTCCCCATACAGCACCAACAAATATGTCAAGGTATTGGTCTACGATATCACAGAAATCTTTCTTCTCTTTATCTGTGGTTAGTCTTGCAAACTTACAGTATGGTGAGAATACTTCACCCCATTCTGGTAGAACTCTCTCGTGTGGGAAGTAAAAACTTTCACTAATATATTCTATGTCTTCAAAGATCTCATGGTCAAGACCATCTACAGGAGATATGTCTGTGATAGCAGCACTAACTTTGTCTTTCATAGCAACAATATCAACACCAAAGATAGGTAGATCAAACTCTGGATCAGGATACCATATACAATGTACAATATTAAGATTGCCTAGTTTAGCAACCTCTGTATGTACCTTCCTAAGTCCAGTACAATAGTACATTTCATTTTTGATGTCTAGTTTGCCATCATCAGTGTCATGTAATACTTTCTCAAACTCAGAGTCAACCTCAAGTGGTTCTACATTTGGCAAACCCTCCTGATGTTTCTTAATTATTTTTATTAGATTATCAATTACTTCCATCTAGCAAAAAACTCTTTTAGTGTTGTTTGATGTCCAGACTCACGAGTTGGAGGTTTCTTTATCCCCATCATCTTCTCGTAGTCCTGATGCATCGCTCCCAAATACCATGCCTGACTCAGACTCTTCGGTCCTTCCTCCAACAATCGGATTTGAAATTTGGATAGACCAGCCTTCCTCGCCAAATACTCCTGTCTCCACTGTGTGCGGGGTGATTTGTTTGTCATCTGCGTCCCATTGTTCATGTAATTTCTTAGTTTCTAAGTCAACTCCTGCCATAGTCTGTAAGACTTTACCATCCCAATACATTTTTTCTATGTATGAGAAAAGATATTTTAGAATGATATTAAGAGGTGGTTTCTGTTTACTAATCCACCTCTTTATTTTTTGTAGGGTTGTCTCTTTCTTCTTGTCAAAGACAATTTCAAATTTATAATTGAAACCCTGCGAAGGTGTCTTTTTTGACATCTTGTTTTATGCTCCCAATAAGATAAGATTCTACCTCAGTCTCTTGTGGTGCAACTTGCATGCCTTTAGAAGATAACCAATGCTGTGTCCATGGTAATGGATTGTTTGACATAGGTATGTCATAGATTGGTTTCAATCCTATTGACTTTAACCTACGATTAGCAGTCCACTCAACATAGTTCTGTAGTAACTTTTCATTAAGACCAATGATAGATCCATCTTTAAACAAATATTCTGCCCAAGACTTCTCTTCTTCTACAGACTCTTTAAACATATTATAAACATTCTGCTCTTCTTCTTGTGCAATTGTCACCATCTCAGGATCATCACCTTGCTTCCACTTGTTTAAAATATTCTGAGATACAGTCATGTGTTGTGACTCATCTCTAGCAATAAGTCCAATAATTTTTGCTGATCCTTCTAATAATTTTAACTCTCCAAAAGCAAATGAACATGCAAATGAGACATAGAATCTAATGCCCTCTAAGATGTATACATTTGCCACTGCTCTATATAGTTTTCTCTTTAAACTATTCTTTTCATACTGTGTAGTAGGACTACCCTGCCAATCAGGTTTCCACCAGTTGCTAGTGTCATATCTATGTGCATCATTTATGAAGTCATCGTATGCACGGGTAACTGATTGTGCACGAGCAAGTATTTTATCATCCTCTAGTATAGTATCAAAAACTTCTGATGGATCTGCATATACATTCTTGATAATATGTGTGTAAGATCTGCTATGAATCATTTCCATAGTCTGCCAGATGTTCATGCAACCTTCTAACTCAGGTAGTGAACAATAGGGCATGAATGCCATGCCAGGTCCTCTACCTTGTACAGAATCTAATAGTATTTGATACTTAAGATTACTGGTAAAGATATGTTTTTGTGCTTTGTTTAAAACAAGATAGTCTGCTCTATCTTTTTGTAGAGAAACCTCCTCTGGTCTCCAAAAGAAACCAAGTTGATTCTTAGTCAACTTGTCAAAGATAGGATATTTAAACTTATCATATCTCTGTACTCCTAATGGAGGACCGAAGAACATCTGTCCTTTGGTAGTATCTACCTTGTCAGTATTGAATACTGTCATGCCCTCTACTGTAGTAGTCATTGGTTCCCCTGTTGTTCTAAATTTTGCAACTGTCACAGTCTTCTTCCTCGGTTGTTAGTATGTCTTGTAATAGATCTTCTATGTTTGCTTTCTTCTCTTCTGTCAGTTGTGGTTCATCTCCTTTCTGATCGTATGTATTTTGATAATACGATGTCTTCCAACCATACTTATATGTCTTAAGTAGGTCACCCGCCATAACTGACACAGGCACTTCATTGTTGTCATAATTTTCTGGATTGTAACTCCAGTTACCAGAAATTGCTTGGTCAAAGAATTTCTGCATTGCACTCACGATCTTTATATATCCATCATTATTCTTCATGTCCCATAGCAATGTATAATTATTTTTCAAAGTCCCAAACTGTGGAACAATTTGCTTAAGAGGTCCTTTCTTTGACTTCTTAGTGGACAAGTAATCTCTAGGTGGTTCAATTCCGTTTGTTGCATTTGACACAACGGAACTGCTCTCCGATGGCATTTGTGCTGACAATGTTGAGTGTCTAAGACCGAACTCTTGGATGTCATTGCGTAGAGAATCCCAATCATAACTCAACTCTGTGCCACAGAACTCATCAATATCTCTCTTGTAAGTATCAATTGGGAGGATACCCTCTGCATACTTGGTGCGAGAGAAGTATTCACATGCTCCTTTCTCTTTTGCAATGGCATTGCTTGATTTGAGCAGATTGTACTGGAAAGATTCAGACAAGTCGTGAACTGCTTTCCATGCTTCTGGGTCGTCATACTTGAGTCCTTGTTTTGCTAGGTAGTGTGCGAGTCCGATATAACCAATACCAAGAGAACGACGAGCAAGTGTGCTCTTTTCTGCTGCAGAAACAGGGTAGTTCTGATAATCAATAAGTTCCTCTAGACCACGGACGGTTAGGTCACAGAGATTTTCAAGTTCATCTAACTTATTGATCTTACCTACGTTGATAGCAGACAGTATACACAGTGCTATCTCACCTTCACCATCAATGTGTTGTAATGGTGTAGTAGGCAATGTAATTTCCTGACAAAGATTACTCATGTTTACTTTGTCTTGGAAAGAACTATGACTATTACAATGGTCAATGTTCATTATGTATAATCTTCCTGTCTCTGCTCTCTCTTTTAGTATGTTTAAAATAAGGTCATGAGCGTTGACAGTCTTTCTCGGAATGCTCTTGTCATTCTCATAAGTGAGATAGAGATCATCAAAATACTCAGTCCCAAAAACATCATAGAGACTAGGTACATCGTGTGGTGAGAAAAGACTGATGTCTTCATTTGCGATGAATCTCTCATAGAATAGTTTGGAGATCTGAATACTGTAGTCAAGTTTCCTAACACGATTGTCCTCCGTTCCTTTATTATTTTTTAGTACAATAATATCTTCTATTTCTGGGTGCCAGATTGGGAAGTGGACAGTCGCTGATCCACCTCTAATGCCATTTTGAGT